CGTAAACAGAAACGGAAGTTGTCCTACTACACAAACATCTATGTGGTAGCTGACCCTAAACATCCTGAGAATGAAGGTAAAGTCTTTCTGTACAAATTCGGAAAGAAAATCTTCGATAAGGTCATGGAGGCCATGCAACCTCAATTTGAGGATGAGACTCCTGTAAATCCTTTTGACCTCTGGAAAGGAGCGAACTTCAAGTTGAAGATTCGTAAAGTCGATGGTTATTGGAACTACGACAAGTCAGAGTTTGACGTTCCGGCACCTCTTCATGAGGATGAGTCAGTTATGGAAGCTGCGTATAATGCAGAACATAAACTGAAACCTTTTCATGAGGTATCTAACTTCAAGACTTATGATGAGTTGAAGGAGAAGATGGAACGTGTTCTGGGTGAGAACAGGGATAATCGAACTGCTGAGCAGATTGCTCAGGATGTAGAGGATTCTTTTAGTGACCCAGAAGTATCTAAACCACCATTTGATGGTGGGACTCCGATGACAGAATCAGCGGATTCTCCCTCAGATACTATGAAGTATTTTGAGAAGTTAGCGGCTAGTTGACCACAGCTGCTTTGACAGCGGAACTTTCATTCTTTGCACTTGCTGCCAACGCCAATGTTTTCTTTTCGGAATTCACTGTCGTTGGTGCATTTGTTATCTGAGTGATAGTTCCTGCTCCAGCTTGTCTTTCTTCAGGAATCGGTGTGACTGCTTCAGCTTTCACTTGAGATTCCATCATTTCAATTTGTGCTTCTTTTGCTTTTGCAGCTTCTAGTTTTCCAGAACCAATTTTTTCAAATAAGAACTTTTCTGTAGCCTTTGAGAGGTCATCTCCAAATGTAACTTCTTCAAAAGGAGTAAATGCAGTAAACTTTTCTCCAAACAGTTCAAATGTAGCGAGTTTGTTTATTTGTCTTATACCAAAGTTCACAACATCTTGAATCATCTTGATAGTATCAATGAATATGAATTGAATCAATCCATTTATTGCTCCTGCAAGACCATCCAGTAATCTTTCAGACAATGTTCGTTCATCACCTTTCTTTGCAGAGAATCCATCCCAGAATCCAGTAACAGATTCAACAAACCCCATAATCCAACCGATAGGTGCAAATATTCTACCTATCCATACAGCTGCCTTTGATGCGACACTTACACCAATACCAAATACTTTCTTTATTGCTTTGAATATAGTACTATCACCTATTGCCTTTACAGTATCCGATATAGTATCACCTACACCACCAATAAAACCAAATAGTTTACTCAATGCACCACCTTCTCCTTTGCCTCCACCAAACGAAAAGACATTTTTCAATTTAGTGACAAATTCACCCACCTTTGTACTAGCTGTACCTATAGCACTTTCTGGTCCAAAGAAACTTGAAATGTATGTAAATATTTTTCTAATACTACTGTCTTTTCCAAAAAAGTTTCCTGTAACCTCTGATATCTTTTTAAACCCTTGTGCTATTTTACCTTCACTACCAAACAATCCTTTCATGAAATCAAACAATTTTTTAAGGTCACTTTGGTCTCCAACAAAATCTTCTGCATCCTGAATTGCACCAAATCCCTTTGCAATCTTTCCTTCAGCTCCAAATATTCCTTTCATAAATTTGAAGAGTTTTCTTAATTCACCCTTTTCATCAAAGAATGTTATCTCTCCCAAACCAGTAAAGTAATCTACAGCTACTTTGACTTTCTTATCAAATATGTCATCAACTTTAGTCCAAAGTTTTCTAAGTTGACTATTCTCGCCAAAGATATTTACTTTCTCACCAAGACCATCAAAATAAGTGGTAAGTTTTTTAACATTGGTGTCAAAAATAGTTTCAACCTTAGTCCAGAGTTTTCTGAGTTGTCCATTTTCACCAAAGAGATTTATCTTTTCACCAAGACCATCAAAGTAGGTAACAAGAGCCTTAACCTTGGTGTCAAATATGTCAGTAACTTTAGTCCAAAGTCTTTTTACAGGACTTTCTTCAGTCCATAAAACAGATTTGGACCAATCAGTAACAGTCGTTGTTAATTTACTTATTAATCCCTTTTCACCAAATACTGCTGTAAATGCATTCCATAAAAGATAGACAGCTCCTTTTGTAATGTCAAATATGGTATTTGATGCCCATAATGTTACGTCTTTAACCAATCCACCTATTTTTCCAGCATCAGAAAACACACCTAATAATAAACTCCATAAAAGTCTTGGACCTTTTCCTTCTTTCAACCAATCTGCAGCTGCCCATGTCAATGCAACTCTAGAAATATCTTCTACTGCCGTAACCCAACCACCATAATTTTCTAAGAATTTATTATAAGCATTTTTAGCATCTTCTAAAAGTTTTTTGGGGTCTTGTTCAGATAAGAACTCAAGAAGTTTATAAAGAGCAAATAAAATACCACCCTTTACCAATAGACTGAGAATATCCTTCGCAAAGTCTTTTGCTTTTCCAGCGATATTTGCTATCGCCTTTGAAGGGTCTATTCCTGTCATCTCTCTCAAATTAGCTTTGAACTTTCTCAACTCCCATTCCTTGGACCAATCAAAATAGTTGTTTACTTTATCTAAAGCTACATTTGATTTACCTATCAGAAAACTTATTAGACTATTCTCCTTTGTACGTTTGTTATGATGACCACCAGCATCAGACCTAATTTTTCTTTGAACTTCTATACCCTTCTCAACGAGTCCAAGTTCTCGTTCTGACATTTTTATTGCTTCTTTACCCATCCCATTTTGAATCATAAGAGAATTTCTTATCTGTCTTAAAGCATCTCTTGATTCAATAGCTGTTGGTTCTTGTGCTGGTATTTGTTCGGCCATTACTTACCTTTTAATTTTCTATTATACTCTTTGGTTCTATCATTTTCTTCTTCGACCCATTGGGATAACTTGTACAAGTAAATATCCCTCTCCCACGGCAACATATTCTCAACTTCGGTCAAACTCCACTTATGATGATGTATCATTGCAAAAGAATAATCAAAATAATTTTGCAAAGTGATGTGCGAGAGGGCGATTAGAAAAAAGAGTTTATACCCTCTAGTGTAACTTTAGACTTTTTCTTAGTCTTTGGGTTTACAATATCTACTTCATGTTTCAGTTTAGGCATGGTATCAAAGAAGTTTTGAATTTTCTCAAATTGTTCGTGAGTCAAACTATTGATGAAATCCATTTTTTCTTCTTTGGTATAATCCATACAGTCATGAACATCCTCACCTTGATAAATCTGATACATACAATCACATATCATATCAAATAACGCATCGATACTGTTATCTTTACTTTGTTGGTCACTCATCATCCCCATGTGAGGATAAGCCATAAAGATACCAATATCTTTTGTCAATTCTATTTGTGGAGAATGGTCTTCAGACATTTCCACATTAATAGATGTCAGGTCAACTTTTATATCAACCTGAGTCTTTTCGTCATCTGGACAGGTAACTTTTAAGTCTGCAACCTCTCCAACTGACTTTGCACGAATATTGATAAAAATGTACTCCATATCAAATAGAGGCATTCTATCAAGATTCAATTCACCGAAACAACAATTCTCAATCAGTTTCTTGATTGCATCATAGATTGCGGTTTCATCTCCTGTTTGTTGTGCAATCAACAACAATTTCTCTTCTTGTACAAGAAAAGGTCTATACTTTATTTCCTCATCTGTAGAGGGTATTCTCAGCCGGTATTCCGGCGTGTTCATTTTTGGTAATGACATAATATTTTCACCTATGTTATAATGTTAATTATCCAAATAAAACTGAAGCCCTTGACGCTGGACTCGTAGCTACTCCTTGATTTATTGCTCCTGTTAGTGGACCTGCTAGTTCTGGTGGTAAATCTTCAATGAAAGGAAATCCATCTTTTTCATTTCTGAACTCACCAACTGAAAGATTAACCTGACCTCTGCCTGGTATAGTGAGGTCTCCAAGTTTGAATGGATTCCATCTAGTATATGCCCACGTTACATCAAATGTAGCAATTTGGTCAGTCATATCGTGACCAAGATCTATTGACCCAACTGTTTGAGGCCAACATTCAAATACTTTCACTCCATAAGTTTCTGCGAATGATGGTGTTTGTATTTTAAATTGTGGTCCATCTTGTGGAGGTTCTGCAACTCCTGTAGCTTCATCAAATGCTTTTGTTGCTTTTTTGATTCCACCCTGAATATCAGCTGCAAGTTCTTGTAGTTTGTTTTTCTTTTTATTTCCTGAATTATTATTAGCAGATACAGGAGTCATGTCTTGTCCTACTACTGTAGACCTTGTAAATACCTCAAAACTCGAAATGTATTCCTTGTAATAATTAAAGTTTCCAGTTATATCATTGTATATGAGTTTCTGCCATGCATCAAAGAATGTCTTAATATGCATTGCACCATCACAGTAGAACGTAGTAGTCAATGTTCCATACTGAACAGTTTGTGGATATGGATATGCAGGACCATAGTTTCTGTAAAGTCCAATATTGAATGTTTTCTCTGGAATGGAAACTTTACTACAATACAAGTCTAGTTTTGTGTCAGTTCTCCTAGCTTTATTGATTCCCATACCATTATCATAACTTGTTTGAGCAGCTACCTTTGCCTTATTAAACACATCATTTATACTTGATTCTCCAAGGGATGCGTGTGACCTATTTAACAAATGAGATTTGTGTTCCAATCCATTTGGTTTTACCTTTGATAATGTACCAGATGCATTTGGGTCATCTATTCCTCTAGGACAATCAAAACGAACCTTGAAATTGACGGGCATTTGAAATCCCTCGCCTCGTCCTACAATGGTTCTTATTAAATCTATTTCTCCACCTTGAGATTTTACTCTAGTGGGTTTCTTCTCATCAAGAATACCTAGTTTCCTAAGTATTCCTCTACCCCTCTTTTGAGATAGTCCTACTCTAAAATCAAATTTTCCAGACTTTACTCCGTTTGTAAAAACCGCCATATTTCCTCAGTATTGTGACTTTGACCATTTCCATACTGTAGATGCATCTGCTTTCTCAAATTGTTGTATTGGAAGTGCAGCTGCATACGCCCAATCTTCTCCACTGATACCATAGAATCCTTTACTTCTTACTTGTCCGTACAAATATCTTTTGATACATGGTATCGCTGGTTTAAATCTTGATATGACATTAAAGGTCAATCTTCCTAGTTTGAAATCTGCATCCAGATTACCACTACCACCTTGAGCTTTGATAAGTCTTAATAATAAATCAGTCCTTGCATTGGGTGGTAAATAATGTAGATTAATTCCATAAAATCCACCTTTTGCATAATCGAATGGTATGACTAATGGGTAAACATCGTACCAAGGTAACTTCTTTTCCCATTTTGGGTCATACGTAAACAGATACATTCTACCGATGGATGGTAACCTTATCACACCAGTATTTCTATCTGTCATCAATTCACGGCGACTTGCAGTTGGAGGTTTTGACCCTTTTCTAACTCTATTGATTATACCTTTTAACCAATTCATAGCTTGTCTTCCTTTTGCTTTAACAGAAGACAAGAAATCGGTTGCTACTTTATCTGCCATAATATGAATATTTATGAGGATTTATGTGGTCTTCGGTCATTATAAGGAATTTCCAACCATGTCTTTCGCACA